ATTGTGCCTACGCTAGCTTGAGCGCAACGATTGCGCCAGCGCTTATCGCATCGCCCGCATGATGCACGCCGACGCCCATGCGACGAGTCGCGCGCACCGCCACCTGATCCAACTCGAAATAGCGAGATCGGTCTAGCGCGATCGTCACGCCACGTCGGTCACCGAGCACAGCGACCTGGCTCAAATCACCGAACAATGCAACCCGATTACCCGTCGCCGCATTCGCGCCAGGGAGAACGTCCGTGAATACCACGTCGTATCCGAGGAATTGCGGCAGGCCGCCGTCACCACCAGCCAGCGTTAGCACCGTGTTGCCTTGCGCGGCGATCATCAGTCGCAGCATGGCCTCATAGTAGCCGTACCGGTGGATATACCAGCGCGGCCGTGCGCCAGCATAACCAGGCAGTTTGGCCAGCATTTTGCGGAACGAATCCATGGTCAGCGTGGACCACGATGTCTCGCCCGTGCCCGCAGTCACGAGGCCGCCAGCGCCAACACTCTGGAGCACTCCAGTCTGGTTGCCATAGGCGGCAGTGCCATCAGCGACGAATACGAGCGCGTCTTCGGCCTTGGCAAATGCCTCAGCAATCTGACCAGCGAGCGCATCACCAATCGAAAGGAACGCATCTTCCTCAAGCTCCGAGCTGAAGCGGGTGAGCGTCGCCCACTTTTTGGCGACGACATTGAGCTGAGCGAACGACGGATCACTCTCAGTGATAGCCGCATTTTCTGCTGTGACAGCAACAGCAATTTTGTTGGCCGTCACGGGAATCACCATGTCGTCACGGATCATCGGCACGACCATGGCGTACTGCCGAGCGACACCCCATTGCTGAATCAGATCCAGGATGCGTTGCTCAAATTGCTCCGGCACCAGGAATCCGCCAGCCGAACCTGTGCCACTGCTCAGGGCACCGTATAACTGCGGATAGTAGTTTCGCAGAAAGCGCTGAGAGTCTTCGTGACTGAACAACGCGGCAGCAACGAATCGACCGAACAAATACGCATCCTTGCGCCCCTCGGCGGTGCGCGGGAAATTATGCACCGTACCTACTGCTCGCACGGGCAGATCGTCATTCGCCGGAGTGATAGGAGCGAGAGTGTTAGAGCGCAATTGCGCAGAGATGCGATTGGTCGTCGCCGCCTGCTGAGCGCGTTGCAACCGCTGGTCGTACTGCTCTGCTTTTTCGAGCTCGGCGAATAGACCAGTTGCTTGCTGCTCACCTTCGGCGGGACTGCCCAGTTGCGCGAGAATCGCATCAAGGCGAGTCTTTTCCTCTTCGGTGAGCTCTCGTTGAGCTAGGATGTTTTTCAGAGCGTCCGCTTCATCTACGAGCGCAGCAATGCGCTCACGAACCTTATTAGCGAGAGACATTTTGCGAGCCTCCAGACAGAGAGACTGTCACGATGAGCCAATAGGCCCGCAAAGCGCGGCCGAAATATCAGCCGGTCGATGATATCGTAGAGTGTTAGTCTACGCCTGTCAAGCGCGAGCTAACACTTTTTTCATGGCATTGATTTTCGCGGCCAATTCTACCACTGCCTTGTTTTGCGGCTGCTGCTCTTCTACCAGGCCAGATACGAGGCCGTTTTCCAAAGCTTGGCGCGAATCAAACCATGTCTCATCATGCATGGCTTCTCGCCAGTATTTTTGCGGCTGGCCAGTTGCTTCCGCGTAGGTGCGCACCATCTGCTCGCCGATCTTGTCCAGCGCATCCGCGACAGATCGCATATCCTCAGCGGTGCCAGATACGATGCCCCACGGATCATGCACCATCCACATGGCGTTGCGGTGCATCACTCTCTCATCTGCGGTAACTGCAATGAGAGACGCAATGCTTGCTGCCAGACCATCGACTATCACTTTCACCTTGCTTTTCTGCTCGCTTATCAAAGACGCAATGGCGGTCCCATCGAACACGTCACCGCCAGGAGAATTGATGCGCAATGTGATTTTCGCCGCGTCTTTCACATTGTCCCACACACGAGCAAATGCCTTAGCTGAAATGCCGCCGAATAAATCTTGGCCGATCACGTCGTAGATCCAGATAGTCGCACTGCCTGTCTCCGACGTGACCATCGTGTCGCCGCTCTCGCCATCATCATAGAACAACCCTGCCTCTGCGCGGTGCGCAGTGATAGGAGGTACAGCCCGCGCGGCAAACTCTGCACGCCACTTTGCAATGAGTCGATCAATCGGATTCATCTTTGAGGGAGAGTAGTTCATAGAGTATCTCCTTTCCGGTACGATGCCATTCGTATTTGCTCAATGCTGCTACTATCTCATCGGCCGACGTGCAATTGGCCAATTCTGCGCTCACCTCTGCGATACGCCTGCGCACATATTCGTTGCGGATTTCGAGCGGATGCGCTGTGCTGCCTTGCTCGCTGAGGATGAGATTGACCGCACGCATGGGGCCGGAGTCCCAGGGCAGTTTCGCGTAGGCAGCCTCTAGGTCACTGATGTGTGATAGTTTTTCCTGCTTGGCCAGCCGCAGGCATAGCTGTTGTTCCCACGTGGCAAGTCGGCCAGACACATCGTCGATCCACGCACGCCACGTCGCACGTAGGCGAATGTTGTCTTGTGCGGACGATGTTGCTTGCGTTTGCGTTGGCGTAGCAGTCGTATTGGGATTGACAAATTGGTCGCCACCTGCATATGGAGAGAGTCGTTCGCTCTTGCGAATCTCGTTCGGCGAGAGCCAGAGATTGCGCAGCCCATTCTCATACTTCTTGTATCGCATCTCAATATCAGCGAAGATCAACTCCTCGTAGTCGTGGATGAATCGCAAATCACGTTCGCGCGGCGATAGCAATTTTGCATTGATCTCCGATTCCCAGCGTTGATACCATGGACGCAGCGTTTTAATGACGTATTGCTTATGATGCTCTTGGATGTTAGTTTCTTGGACGCTTGCCAATTTCGCATAGGGAATGTTGAGCCATGCCGCGACCTCTGTCGTGATATCATCGCGCAGTGATTCGAGACGCAAGCCAGTTAGATCGCGGCTAATTTTGTCCAAGTCAACTCCAGCAGGAAGAATCGCGGTCCCCGTGCGTTGCTGCGGGCCCCGATGCTTTGCCTCCCACGTCTCGCGTAGCATTGAGATTTGCTCAGGGCTGAGTTGACGCATCGGCTTTAGGACGACTTGCGGAAGCGCTCCAGTCTGATACTGCGAACGTCGCATTGTCAATGCATCGACTGCTCCACCGAGTGACAGAGACGCATAATGCAGGATGCCCTCGCCGACGACGCCATCGTCGCTCACATTGCGCAAATGTATCACCTCAGTTGATGCGACACTGAGAATCTCGCCCGCCGCAAGACTGATATCGTATCGCACATTGCCTATTATCTCATCGACTCGCACGACTACACTCGTTGGATGCACGGGATGCAGTGCGATAGGCCGCCCGCCGAATCGCTCTATCACTGCGATCCCGTTCCCGTAGAGCAGTGCGTGTAGAGTCAATACTTGCCTCAATGAATAGCCAGTGATATACGGCGCCGCCAACCTGGTCAGCGCATCGAGTCTCGCATCATCGAAGATATCCTGATACGCGCGAGTGATAGGATCAATGCGGACCAATCGCATAGTGGTGCCAGCAACGTCCGATGAAATCATCGACAATCCCTGCCACAGCCACGGGATGATCCGAGCAGTGCGGGCACCGATAGGAGCATTGCTATCATCAGGCAAGCCGAACACGTCGATCCAGCGCACAGCAGCGCGATAGTCTTGCTGCGGCGGATCACTAACGACGGGTAGTCGAGCGCTCGTGTCTAAATCCATATCACGCCCCACTTATCCAATTGCCCTTTTGGCTGTGGCATTATTCCAGCATTCGCTTGCGATACGTAGAGTTGCACTGCCATGACTAATGCAACTACCGGATCAATTTTCGTCACTGTGTTTTTCTTGTCAGGCTTCGCATTGCCGCTGCTATCTCGTATTAGCTCAACGTTGCTGATGCACCAGCGCAGCAGCTCATTGCCATCGTGTCGCAATCGTCTCTCTGCGCACATCGAGTATGTGTTATTCGTCCCGACAGTTAGATGTGCGCATGTTTGCTGGATTGTCACTACTTCTAATCCTAACTCTTCTATCTGTGTTTGCAACTGCCTGCCATTCCATGGATCAACACCTACCGCTACAATGTTATATTTCTTCGAGTCTTCGGCAAGCTGCGCTAACAATCGTCGAAAATCTGTTGATTTTCCATCGGTGACAGTTAGCCATCCCTGCCTCGCGAAACTCTGATATTTGCTATGAGACGGACGATGCGCCTGCGCTAGCGTCGACTGAGCGCACCATGCATAGCATATCACCACGCAGTAGTCGCCAACGGGAAACAGATACACCATGCTCGTCAGATCATCGGTCATACCGAGATCAATGCCGACGTAGCATAGTGCGCCTTGCAAGCGCGATTCTTCACATGCCGCAGGATCGTAGCATGATTGCCATTGTGCGTCGCTGATCCATGTTAGACTAGATTCCACCCATTGGTTGAGATGCAATCGGCGAAACGTCGCTTCGAGCTCCGCGTTCTGCCTTGCGCGATTGTATGCTTCGCGCAAATAGTCAATGCTCAGTGTGTATCCCA